GTATCACTAAATCTGGTGTCTTACATTCCTAGTAGGTGCTTTTACCACTATGGTCCTACGTTTTGAATGAAAGTACGGTCACATCTTCCATAAATAAAGCAGCTAATAGCTTATCTACTAATATTCACATTTAGCGTTCTTAATTATTTATATATTTTAGACATTCATTTTAACTCTATGTTTTAGACATTAACTGAAATTTATACGCTGTTATTTTACAAAACTGGCAAAATAACTAAACATCCTGCTGAAACAGCAAGAATAGCTCTACTCGCCTTGTCATATCCAGCGAATTTATATTCACAAGTTGAAGAATTAACATTAAAGACTGGTAACATAGTATTAGCGTGAAAAGAAAAACTCGTTGCGATCTTTTCTACCGATCCCATCTTTCCAGGCGCTGCGATTTCTAACACACTTAATTCAGCTGGTAATGACGGATCCATTTGAATAGTTGCAGTTAATTCCCTATATTCTTCTGTAATCTTAAAACTTGGTACAACCATTAATGGAGATGTAGCAATTGGAACGTCATTAGGCTTATGTATATTCATTAGCGTCATTGTTGCTTCAAGCCCGGCTATTCCTGTAACCGGGGATGAAACCATTCTTGACTCACCCATCGCCAGTTTCATTTTTTCTGCCTGTAAAACCGCTTCATTCGTAGAATGATCATCAATCTTTTCTAATGATACTTCGCTATTAGTTTTTGATCTCATCATCTTCAATGAGGTATTTTCAACGAATTCCATCTCGTTCTTTGTACTAATTGGTGAAAAAGGAGATTTAACAGTTCTCTGTACTTTTGGTTTTTCTTCAGTTTTACTTTGAATACGTGCTGTTAACTTTTTCATCGGTTGCAACTTTGCAGTCGCTTCCAGTTTTAATCCAAATAACCTTCCTTCAGATCTAGCAGCACCAGATTCTTTCAAAGCAACACCAATTAGATCACGTTTCATATCTCGCTCTACTCTCAATTTTGATCTAAATTCGGCCACCTCTTCAGATTGTAAATTAACAAAAGAAATTCCTGGCAATTCAATTCCTTCTCCAATATCCATCATCTCTTCTTCAGTGTAAGGTTGTACAATTCCCAGACATTTTCCAACTCTAATCGTTTCTTCAACAGTCTGTCCTCCAATTGACATTTTGCAAAACCTGGATGTTGTATCTACTGATTCAAATTTATACTTAGACCATCTTCCTAGGCACGCTTCTAATCCCGACTCTGATATCATGAAGTGAGTTGTCGTTTCACGATCTTGAACTTTGAAAGCACACGGATTACTTACAGTGATAACAGTTGAGCGCGGTGGTGGAACATTTACTGCTTCAAAATGAGTCGTAATCCCTACTTTTACCGCCAAGTACTGAGCATTCATGCATTTGGTCACTTTTCCAATAAAATTGTTATTATTCAAAGAATACAATGAAAATGTCCTTGTCAATACTCGGTTTGCTCGATCAGCATTTTGCATTTGCATTTGATTCTGTCCCGTAAAATTTTCACGTTTCTGATCCATTTTCAAAACTCTTTTTAATTTTGTTTGTTCTTTTTCAGGATTTAACTGCTTCACGTATGGTACGAAGGTAGACACAACCAGATTTTTAAC